GTTTGGGAGGAAGGTTGCGATAGTTCTTACACATGGAGTAAGAAGTTTAAACATTTGATGGGTCAAAAGACTGCTGTCGAACTAGCACATCAAATTATTGATACTATTAAAACAGATTCAAATCCAGAAGGTTTGTTTTTACATCCTGTGACAGGACAAAGACAGCACTTCTGTGTAACAGGTGGTGAGCCTTTGATGAAGCATGGACAAGAAGCATTCATTGGTATTATGCGTGAATTTAAACGTATGAATAATATGCCAGCCAGTGTTACATTTGAAACTAATGGAACACAAGCACTAACACAAGAATTTAAAGACTATTGGAATAAAGAAGCAGATGATGAAATTGAATTGTTCTTTAGTGTATCGCCTAAACTATGGAGTGTAGCAGGTGAAAAGGCAAAGAAAGCAATCAAGCCCGAAACAGTAGAAGAATATTTTTGGTTGTCTGATAGAGGACAACTTAAATTTGTTGTAGGAAGTGAACAAGCTCAATGGGATGAGATGGAAGATGTTATCTCACAATTTAAAGCACAAGGGGTTGATTATCCTGTTTGGGTAATGCCTGTTGGTGCTAGAGAAGAAGAACAAACAGAGACAGCAGGTGCTGTTGCTAAGATGGCATTCGAACGTGGATACAACGTAGCCGCAAGGGTACACGTATACCTGTTTGGTAATGCTATCGGAACATAAGGATAAGTTATGGATTTTATTAAAAAAATGTTTAAAAAAGAAGAGACTAAAAAAGGTAATAAGTCTCCGCAAGATGAACATCGCGAACTGTTAGAGAAGCAAAAGAAAGTGGCAACTAAAAAGAAAGAACCATGGGTTGCTGTACTTGATACACAAGTAAATCCAGAAAATATTAAAAATGGATTCTTTGAGCTTGACTGGAACGAGTATTTTGTGTTAAAATTAAGACAAGAAGGTTATGGATATGACGGTGATCCAGAAGAAGAAATCGTCGATCGTTGGTTTAAAGATCTTGCTCGTAATATTTTAGAAGAACAAGGACAAGATACAAAAGCTGACGCAGGGTTTATTAACGTAACAAAAATTGATAAGGGTAAGTCAGAAGTATCATGAGCACATATATTCTAGTAGACACAGCAAATACATTTTTTCGTGCTAGGCATGTAGTTAGAGGCGATGCTGATATTAAGATTGGCATGGCATTCCATATTACACTTAATAGTATTAGAAAAGCATGGAAAGACTTTAATGGCGATCATGTTGTGTTTTGTCTAGAAGGACGCAGTTGGCGTAAAGATCATTATGAGCCTTACAAGGCTAATAGAGCTGTAGCACGTGCCGCACTTACTGAACGAGAACAAGAAGAAGATAAACTATTTTGGGAATCTTTCGATACATTCAAAGACTTTGTAAATGAAAAAACAAACTGTAGTGTTTTACAGAATTCACAATTAGAAGCAGACGATCTAATTGCTGGATGGATTCAAAGTCATCCTAATGATAATCACGTTGTTATTAGTACAGACAGTGACTTTGAACAATTAATAGCACCTAACGTGAAACAGTATAACGGTGTAAGCGAAACTACTATCACACATGAAGGATATTTTGATGCGAAAGGACAACCAGTCAAAGACAAAAAAACAGGAGAGCCTAAAAAAGCGCCAGACCCAGAATGGCTACTCTTCCAAAAGTGTATGCGAGGAGACACAAGTGACAACGTTTTCTCAGCTTATCCGGGAGTTAGAACGAAGGGATCAAAAAACAAAGTCGGACTGTTAGAAGCATTTGAAGATCGTAACAGTAAAGGCTTTAACTGGAATAATCTTATGCTACAACGCTGGACTGATCATAACGGTAAAGAACATCGTGTACTAGAAGATTACGAACGTAACAAAGAATTAATCGATCTTACAGCACAGCCTGACGAAATTAAACAAATTATGGCAACTACTATTTCAGAAACTATTGAAGAAAATAAAAACATTAGTCAAGTAGGTATTAGACTTATGAAGTTTTGTAATCTTTTTGATCTTCAAAAAATTGCTGATCAAGCACAAAGTTATGCTGAACCATTAAATGCGAGGTACCCACAATGACAATTTTAACTGCCAAGCCAATTATTGAAAATAAATTTTGGATTGTTGAACAAGATGGTGAAAAATTTGCTACTCTACGCAAAGATGAAACACGATTCGTATTAAGTAACGAAAACGGTGTTCAATTTTTTCCAAATAGGAAAAGTGTATTACAACAATTCGGTAAAGACTTTTTTGTTGTAAAAATTAAAAAAGAAGCAGACAATGCTTTGCCTAATGAAGTACATAGTTTTCCTACAAGTACTAAACCACATAATAGTATGTACGATATAAAAAAGAAATTACCTTTGTTTACAAAAAGCAAAGATTCAAAAAGTTTATATTGTGCTGGTTACTATACTATTCGTTTTGATAAAGGTTGGGTTAAAAGTTTTTGCCCTAAACTTATTACATTACAAAGATATGATTTCAAAGGTCCATTTAAAACTGAAATGGAAATGAGATCTATGCTTTCAAAGGTTTCAAAATGAGTAACTTACCAGATAGAGTTCCTAGCATTGAAAAACTAGTACAACGTATTAGAACTGCTGAAAAAGCCAATCAAAAAGAAATTAAAATCACACTTCAAGAAGGAAAAGAACTAGCATACGATTTGGCTCTAATTTCTTCTAAATTATCACAAACTATAAGCGAAATAAGCACTAAAATAAACAATCTATCAGTAGCAGAACAATCTATTGATGTCAAGATGGACGGCGGGGAGTTTTAATAAGATAAATATATGCGTAGTTAATTAAAAGGATTACGTATATGAGTAGACCAAAGCCAAAAGTCTTGTTAGAGTTTGCTAACAAAGACACATATAAAGTAGAACAGATTCTAGAAGCAGAAGCAATCTGGGCGGTGTTTTACGACGGTTCTCCTTTCAATTTAAAGAGCGGCAGTCTTGTTACAAGCTACCCTGGACCAAAGTATAAGAAAGTAAGTTTTTCAAATCCAGGTCATGCGCATAATTTGGCTAGAAAATTGAATAGAATGTTTAAAACAGAAAGTTTCGAAGTTGTAAAATTAACAAAAGGTGAAGTACTAAAAGGTGATGATCAGTAAAGATGATTACACAGCAAAATTTTTACAAGCCGCAGATATAACTCCAACAGAATCATTGATAAAAGAAAAAATTACAGAATGGTGGTATAATATCAGGGCTAAAGATTCGGGTGGATTAAGATTAACCGAAAAAGGACTTGACTTTGTTACTAATGATGCTAAACTAAAATCATACCAAGTGAAATTTCCAGGAAAGTTTACTATAACCCCACAAATTTTAATTTGGTTAGATAAATTTATCGAATCACCATATTACATAACCAAAAAGGATATTACAGTTTTTTCCGAAAGAGCCGCATTTGAACTATACTTGTTCAGCGGTGATGTTAAAAAGTTTGGATATACAAGAGCATTACGACAACGCATGATCCAGGATTAACGGATTATAAACTGCTATTATTTAAATACAACACTATGTTAGACATTTCACCATTAAGTATTTTGAAAAAGCGTAAACTAAAATGGGCGCCACCTCATTTTCATATGTTTACACTTGGATCTAATGAATGGTTGTGGGATAACTCACTCGAAGATTGGATCGAATATAAACTTAAAGGAAGATATTGTTTAATTCATAAAGAAGAATCAACAGGCACTAGAACCGCTGTTGGTTTTGAAGATGAAAAAGAGTTAACGTATTTTACGTTAGCCTGTCCATATACAAGGAGATAAAAATGACAGAAGAAACTAAAAATGTAGAGTCCGGACAAACTGCTGAAGCACCAGCTCCTGCCGAACTTACAATTAACGACTTGAATGCTATTAAAACTATTATTGATGTAGCATCAACTCGCGGTGCTTTTAGAGCAAACGAACTAGAAGCAGTAGGTAAGGTGTTTAATAAATTGAATTCTTTCTTAGAATCAGTTACACCTAAGCAACCAGAGGGTGAAAATGCGCAACAACCTGCGCAAACAGAACCAAAAACAGAACAACCTGCGCAACAACCTGCGCAATAAGGAGAAAGTTATGGCTTTAAAACATACAGGTAAAATGAAAAACAACAATGCGAAAGTACTAGTCGCATATCGTACGCTACCTGGAGAATCAGATAACGCTCTTGTTGTTGATGTTGCTCGTTTAACTGATGCGCAACACGACGAAATTATGAAAGTTGTTGAAAGCAACCAAGCACAAACAGCAAATGAACTTGCTGATGTACTTTCAAGACGCTATTTTCCAGACGGTAGACAAATGCTTATGGCACTACATACCGACGGTAGATTGAAAAAAGTAGGGACAACTGAAGTTATTATGACTCCTACTAATTCAGATACTGTTGTATTGTCTGAACTAAATCAAATGATTGCTGAACAGAAAGGAATTACAGTTGATCAATTAGCAGTTACTGAAACAGAAGAAACTGTTGCTACTGCTAAAGAAATGCCAACTGCTACTGCTGAACCAGCACCAACTGAAGTGAAGCAAGACCTAAATCAACCTTTGACTGACGAAGATCTAGCAAGATCATATCGCTCTCAAGCAGATAGATTGAGCAAAGAAGCGGCTCAGTTAAGACGTCAAGCAGAAGAACTTGTACCAACAAAGAAAAAGACTGCTAAAAAATCAGAAGTTGATGTAAGTGTCTAAAAGAAAACCTTACCGCCCGCCAGAAGATTTTATTAAACACTGGCCGGAAGTTTTCGAACACATTTATATGAATAGTATGCCGTTAAGGTATATTCACGGTGTTGAAATTAAGTTCGGTGATGGTCGTATATGGGAGGTTGACATAACTGAGCAACTACCGTTTTCTAGTGAACAAGAGGTAATTGCTAAGTTAACGTCAGCCTTAAAAGAAATATCAACCGAAGTAAAATCAATCAATTTCAACATCGACGTACAGAAATTAAAAAAAGATATAGAAGATCAAACAAAAAATATAATGAGGGACGAATGACACAAGTAAAATTAATTTCGTATTCAACAGCACCAGAAGAGGGACTTGATGATTGTCAAGAACTTATTGCTTTTTGTGCTAGGGTTTCTAATCCAAGCAACCAAATGAATAAAGAAACAAGCGAAAAACTAATTAAGTACTTGATTAAACACGCACACTGGTCTCCATTAGAAATGGTTAGTGCTTGTTTAGAAATTAATACTACACGTGATATAGCACATCAAATTGTGCGACATCGTAGTTTCAGCTTCCAAGAGTTCAGCCAACGCTATGCTGATCCAGCAGAGTTCGGCAACCAGTTTGTTTTGCGTGAAGCAAGACTACAAGATACCAAAAATAGACAAAATTCAATTGAACTAGGTATTACACAACAAGATATGAATCTAATCAACGATTGGGAATCACAGCAACAAAAAGTGATTGATGCCGCTAAAGAAGCATATGAATGGGCTATAGAAAATGGTATTGCTAAAGAACAAGCTCGTGCTGTACTACCAGAAGGTTGTACTAAGACACGGTTGTACATGAACGGTACTTTACGCAGTTGGATTCACTATATTGAATTACGTGGAGCAAACGGAACACAAAAAGAACACATGGAAATTGCCCATGCTTGTGCTGAAGTTATTTCTAAGATTTTTCCGCTGGCAAAGGAATTGAGTGGCTAATACATTTATTGTAAAATTCTGTCAACTCGGGGAACGTTTTTAAAAAATTCGTTCCTCGTCTTTTATCATGCTCATCAACAAACTTCCAAAAATCGACCCTATTTTCTAATAAACGATCTCCTGTAAATCGATTACTTTCAACCCATTTTATAACACGTTCCCATTTAGTTACATCAGTATCACTAAAGTAATTAAAGTTCCAATTTTTGGTATTTTCCTTCATAAAATCTAAACAATCGTACATAACATCCAAATGTTCATCATCCAAAATTTGTAAACTTAAATGTTCAGGCTCTAGCAAGTAAGGAGTGTCTATTGTAAAGCGATTATGCGTTAAGGTGTTATACTT